CAGTTCCTCAATGCGATTAGCGGCTTCGTCAAATAAATCAGAACTTAATGTGAAATTTTGATTTTTTGGATCACGAATCCATTGTTCAAAATTACGCAGCCGTTTAACGATTAATTCTTTACTCATAGTCCTTCACCTTCATAAACATTTAACTCAACTTTCACGCAAGCGAGGCGACCACCACCACGATCATGAAAATCTGCACGACCACAAGAACGATAATGGACATCAGCAAAGTATTTTGTCGAATGAATAGATGTGCAGTCTTCGTATACATTGATCCAAACAGTTTTCTTAATTCGTGGTTTTACTTCAATGAGATCATTAACATCTGGCGCATTTAACAACACTTTACCAGTCTCCTCATCCCACTGATGCGAATACCAATCAATACCTAGTTTAACCCAGCCATAAACAATACCACGATCAATATGGCTCAACTTAATCTCATCATTGCGTTTGTTGGTGTATTTCTTTTCTAAATCAATCATCTGTATTTTCCTGATTTATAATATGAACATTATAATCTTTATCTTCTCTGATATGCCCATTGATAATGCTAAGATACAGTCGTATTTCCTCCTGCCTTTCAGAAGTAATGCCGTCAGTATTCAAATCATTTAGGATATTTTCAAACAATTCAGCGCATTTAAACAATGCACGAACAATGTTCTCATAATCTTTTCGTGGATAGGATTGATAAAACAACTCATCAAGTTTGTTCTGTATATCTCTATAATCATTCCATATCTGTTGATTTGCAGCAGTGCGAAACATACTAATCTCCTAATAAATATACTGTCAATATAATATAGACTAAATATCAGACTGGGTAAAGCGGAACTGGCGGTTTGCCCCAATTTTTCTTACTAGCTTCTAATTCTTCAGCAAGTTCGGTTGGCCTTTGCAATAGCCCAGTTTGTCTAATGTGGCTCATAGCAATACTGACTGTATCGACCAAGTCATCATGTGCGCCCTTGGGGAATGATGCGACTTGCTCAATGACTTCAGTACTCCATGACATCTCAGGGGCAAATACCAGCCCTTCCGCAAATAGATGCTGGACGGCATATAAGCGGCTTACTTTATCTTTGCCCTTACCCTTGTAATCTACCAGCTGGACGGCAAACTCCTCCGCTCCATAGACACGCCGCAGCTCCTGCGACACGCTTATACCTGCTGCTTTAGCCTCAATAAGCAGTTTATCTACATTAAATTGCTTGGCTGTCTTTTGTACTTTCTCTACTAAATCGTGGAACTGCAACCGAGCTTGCCATGCGCCGATTAGCATAACTCGTGGCGACATCTGACCATAGCTACGCTCGACCTGCATTGTCCTACCATCTTCGCCAATAATACGAGATGATTTGGCTGTTATGTCATGCTCAAAGACGCCCCAAATAGACATAGCCGAGAAGTCATTTTCTTCCTTTTCCGTATATGCCGTATCCAAGGCTGCCACAATATAAGAAAACGGAGGGTATTCTGATGCTTCCCATAACTTCCACCAATCGCTGTCAATGATACCACCGCCCTTTGGAACGGGTAACTGCTGCAACTGACCAGCGGCAGCAAATGGGCCGAGGTTAGTCTCAAGGTTCTTAACTTCTTCCTCCCCGAAGCGTTCAGGCCAGAGCAACTCACCCTCTTGAGTTCTCCAGTCTGACCAACCAATACTAGTTGTATAGCTTCGGGAAGGACTGAAACGCATCGGCAAGCACAGATGCGTCCATTCTTCAAAGTTCTTACTCATCAAATAACCCGTCAGATCACGCTCCGACAGTCTTTGCTGAATAACGACATAAGCGCCAGTCTTGGCATTGTTAAGGCGAGTTGATAAAGCGCCTGTCCACCACTCGATCGTGCTTTCAATCGTAGCATCAGAATAAGCTTCCTGCGCCGCATTAGGATCGTCAACGATAATAATATTACCGCCTTCACCCGTAAGAGCCGAGCCAACAGACGTTGCCAGCCTAGACCCCTTCTTGTTGTTATCGAACCTGCCTTTTGCTGCTTGGTCAGGCATAAGCTGGAAGCGATCACTCCAATGCTTCTGATACCATTCGCTGGTAATCAATCGCCGCATCTTCAAATTATCACGCAAGCTCAATTGTTGCGCAAACGATGCCGTTAGGAATTGAACGCCTGGTCCCGATGTATCCGACAACTGGCTTTGCGCCCATGTCCATGCAGGCCATGCCACACTTGTTAAGCTGGACTTAGCACAGCGTGGGGGAATGTTGATGACTAGTTTCTTAATCTGACCATCAGTCACAGCCATCAGATGCTCGGCAACCGCCTCAATGCAATTCCCATCCACGAAAGGCGAGCTGTCGATATACTTCCACGCCTTAGTCAGAAACTCATAAAGGCTTTCTTCACAGTCTTCCTTCTCGATCTCCTGCAAAGTTTGATCGGGGTATTCCGTAATCAGCGTCTTTATGTAGCTGTCAAGGTCTAGCATCGTTAATTTGCCGTTTCTTTGGCAGGGTGCAGAACTTCTCACCGCTTGCCTTATCCATCCAGATTTCTAATGTCAGTCCATATTGATGTCGTGGATCATCTGTAAATAACAAGTCGCCGTTGGGCATTTCATAGGCATAGCCAGCATCGCTGTCATACTCTGGACGCTTGAGCCAGCCAAACGTATGATAGCTGGCCTTTGACAGGAATACGGCATCATTCTTCTTCATCGTCATCTTCATTTCCTGCCCCAACCTTAGCCGACATAATTAGTTCTTTAAGCATTGCTCGTTGATCGGCATCGAACTTCTTAACGTCTATTTTGAATGTCCCCTCAATAGGCCCACCATTAGCGCCAGTTATTTCGGTCTTATTAGTCTCAGACCAACGGCCCCGTGTTTTCATCCAGAATATAGCAGCGGGAACAGCTCCCGGCTTATTGCTTGTTGCTATACTGTAAAGGTTAGAAGCCACAGCCATGTTAGCCATGTCCGTTCCAGTATCTAACTCGTCACGGAAATGCTTCCGAAGCGTCTCGTCAGAAACGCCAATGATCTTACCAATATTAATTTGCTGGATGCCCATACCTGCCATCATCCGAACTTGCTTTCGCTGTTGCTCGGTTGGCTGGAATGGAGCTGGGCCTCTTTTACCCTTCTTTACCTTGTCGTTCATTTTTCATCTCATTAAACGTTCTGCCATCACCATCTAGAATGGCTTCCTGCCCTGTGAAGTCTTGCCACCGCTTAACAATAACATCTACATATCTAGGGTCAAGCTCCATTAAATAAGCGTAACGACCATTTTTTTGCGCTGCAATAAGTGTTGTTCCAGAACCACCAAAGCTATCCAATACAATATCTCCACCCTTTGTATTGTTTAGCATTTGATATTCAAACAAAGCAACGGGTTTCATCGTAGGATGTTCACCATTGCGAGATGGTTTATCAAACTCAAGAAGCGTCGTTTGTTTTCTATCGGCTGCCCACAAATGTGAAGAACCTTCTTTCCAACCATATAGGCAAGGCTCATGCTTCCATTGATAATCTTGACGCCCCATAACCATAGTGGACTTAGCCCAAATTAAACATTGTCGAATTTTCCACCCAGCATCAAAGCAAGCTCCTCGGAAATTATATCCTTCACTATCAGCGTGCCAAATATAAAAAACAGCTCCAGCTTTCATAACTGTATCAGCAGCCACAAAAGCATCTCTAAGGAATTGTCTAAAACTTTCGTTGCTCATTGAGTCATTTTTAATTGTTAAGGCATCTTTAGTTTTACCTTCATAAGCAACATTATATGGAGGGTCAGTTAACCACATATCAACTAGACAATTATCCGTTAATCTTTGAATATGATCTATACTTGTACTATCACCACAAAGTAGGCGGTTTTTACCCATTATCCAAAGATCGCCTTGGACAGACACGGGGTTTTCAGGCGCTTCAGGCACTTCGTCTGGGTCGGTCAATCCCTCGGTCTTATCAGCCAGCAATCCCTCAAGCACCTTGCCGTCAAAGCCAATAAGGTCAAGGTTGAAGTCCATACCTGCCAAATCTTTAAGCTCAACCGAAAGCAGGTCATTATCCCAGCCAGCGTTCATAGCCAGTTGGTTATCCGCCAAAACATAAGCCTTCTTTTGCGCCTCAGTCCAGCCAGTCGCCGTCATTACAGGCACTTCCTTTAGACCAAGTTGACGAGCAGCCATCACACGCCCATGCCCAGCAATGATTTGCCCTGTCTCATCGACCAGCACAGGCGATGTCCAACCCCATTCCTTGATAGACGCCGCAATCTGAGCCACCTGAGCATCGCTATGGGTTCTAGCGTTCCTTGCGTAAGGTATTAGTTTATCAATAGAAATTCGTTCAACCTTATCAGCAGGCCATTTTTCTTTTATAGACCCAATAGTTTTATCTGAGCTTGGCATTATATTTAATTCCTCTGTAATTACATTTAAATCGGAAGTACTGGTTCACCTACGCCATTATACAGCATTAATACGCAGTAAATACCATGATGACAGGGTAATTCACTAATTACCGACCAATTTAATTCTAGGTATTTTTGTATATTGTTATGCTGCACATATTTATACCAGCTTATTTCAGGCATATTATCTGACCTGCTTATAGACATTAGCCTTTTTGATCTAAAGCCAACCATAATATTACCTATTTAATTCAAGTCGCTCCATATTGCCAAGCAAATGCAATATATTGCACAAAGGATTAATATACTTCCGTCAATACGGGGATTTATAACGAGAGCTATACCACCCCAGATGAACGCCACCCCCGACGCCGCCATCATCATTAGGCTCAGTAGATGCTTGTCTGTCTTCAGTCTCATATCTATTTATCCTATCTATAACTGCCTCAGCTTGCCCTGAGCAGAATATGCAAGCCCTATCACATATCGAACTATCTTCCCCTCCCAGCGAATATCCGCAAAGGGTCAATGCTATTTCTTCTATAAGTGTATCCGATTTGTCAACCATATCTTTACCCCGATTGATACTATAGCACACAACTTATTGAAAATTAATTACAAAAAAAATTATCAACAAATGATAAAATATCGCTTGTCTGGGGACAAATTGTCCTATATAAAAACACTTATGGCACTGATTTGCCACATTATATGGAGATAAAAATGCTTAGTCTTAACAAATTTTACCCTCTTAACTGGAACAAACCTTCAATCACATTTGGCAATTCATGCGAATGGGGTACGATCTGCTTATCTATTTACGAAAGCATTAACAGCGATAATATTGACGAGCTGGAAGCCACTGACCGCATCCATTTTAGAGAATTGGAGACAGAGGATGGCAGCGATTATGTGGAAGGGGTATATCTTGACAATAAGCTAATTGGCTCATGGTCATACCCATTTGCACATAATCCAGAAGTATACAAAGAAATTAAAATTAGCGTTTGACAGGGGACAAAATGTCCTATATATATAAATACATCAGCAACGAGCTGACATTATATGGAGATGACAATGCTTAACAATTACAACTCAGTTGACCGCTACTTCATCCTCAAGGACGAAATTGCAGCCCTCACCAAAGAGCTTGATGCACTCAAGGCAGAGTTTGTAGCTTCTGGCATGGAAACCATCGAAGGTTCAATTGCCACAGTCACAGTAAAACTTGCAGAGCGTACAACTTTTGACGGCGCAGAAGCTAAAAAGCTTTTGACCGACGAACAGATCGCTAAATGCTCAAAGACATCTTTGATCACTAGCGTCACAATCAAAGCTAACGCAAAAGTAATCAAGTCAATGGTGGAGGCGTAAGCCTCCCCCTAAGGGGGTTAACATGGAAATAATTATGTTTGGATTGGTTCCCTTTTTAATTATAATTATGGTGGAGATGAAAAATGGATAAAGAATTAGAAATGCTTAAAGCTAAAATTAAATCTCTTGAAACTCATAACGCAAATTTGATTCAAGCACTTGATCTTGCAATAGAATATTTAGAAGACAGAGCAGACATTTTATTTGATACCGATGAAAACGGAAGCCCGATACCTAATAAAGAATTATCATTATTAAGCGAATTACAACAAGCATTACATGGAGAATAATACAATGATGACACCTAAATTAGCCAAACTCATGCTACAGCACATGGGCTATATACCTGACGATAAAAAACCATGTAGTGAGGTAAATCCTGAACTTTGGCAGCTATATTGTGCTGCCAAAAACAGGCCCAGTTTCGTAGCTGCGCCTTGGTGGACAGAAGCAGATGTTGTGCAAGCCTGTGATCGTCTTATCAAAACAATGGAAGAAAATAATGAACCTATCTACTAATATAGTCGAACAATTTATATTTGCTACAGGTTGCACTAGCGCAGATGTGGCACACTACTTTGACGTATCAGTACGGCAAGTAACACGTTGGAGAACTAATAGGTCTAAAATACCATTTATTGTGAGTCACCTCTTAGAGATTTTTTTATCAGGTGATTTCAAGAAAATAGAAAAAGACGCTAAATTAGAATTTCCTATGCTTTAGCTTTTAACTTCCAAGGACGCAAATTCTCTTGCGGTACAAACCAAGCGGGTGGGCGTCCTTGTGGCGTATCTAAATACCCATCCTTCATAGCTTCATGCCCGTACATCCAGCCTCTGATAATCATGTGGGGCATTTGACCAGTCACAAGCACATAACAATGATCTGGGTTATCTTTCTTGCGTACAATTAGCCGCCCGTGGTCTTTAAACGAATACCTGACTTGACCATCTACACCAACGTCGGCCTGTTTGAACGTATTATAACTTGCGTCAAAATATACATTTCTTGATGCAGCAACAGCTATTTCTGCCGCTACACCTTCAATCTCCATTGGCAAAACAGGGTATTTAGACCTGTCAAACCCATTGGCATCTTTCAAACCCATCTTGTCACTTTCATTTTTGCGTACAATAGCCACAGTCGCAGCATATTGCATTTCACAAACATTAAGCTCTACATTAACGAAATTATTGCCATCAACCCACGTTTTTGCCATCGAAGTATTCTCCACATGAAATATAATCACCTAATGTGTCACACCAGTCATATCCAATTTGGTGAGGATAAATAACTTCGGCTCTAATATGATATTGAGTACAAAGCCGATTAGCTAACGTATATGCCTTTGCCAGACCCGAGTAATTAACATCATTATCTGCATAAATATTAATGTACTTTACTTCTTCAGGCGGTATCCATTTCGCCATCATTGCGCCGTTAATAGCTGCCCACACAGGCACGCCGTGGATAATTGACGCAGATATAGCAGTCTCTATCCCCTCAGCTACTCCCATCAACTCAGCAGGCTTACCAAGTCGTATAGCACAGCCATCTGGCAACTTACCTTTCATGACCCTTTTAACAGGGCTAACTGGAGCCTTATTCCCGTTATTGTCTAGGTATGTTATGTGTATGTTTGCCCCTGCACCATCGACATCGGTGATCCTCGCAATCATAGCATTGAACCGCTGATCGCTGTTTGGATGCCGTATATTAGATACCTCACGGATTGAATTAGAAAGCCACACACGCCCAACTCTTGATCGCAGGTAGGTAGCTACTACCCCATAAGGGTGTACTGGCCTACCTGCCGCCCACAAACGCTTCATGCGTTCCTTTAAAACGGCTTCGTCCTCTACCTGAACATCCTGAACCATTTTTATTATCCCCCCTACCAGCGGTTTAATACGCTTCGATAACTCACTAAAATTAATGCCTAGCTTTCGCTGAACAAGATCAAAACCATCACCTGACCCGCACTGCGAGCATATCCACGATCCCGTTCCCTTCGTATCGTCAAACCTAAATCTATCTTTGCCGCCGCAGATCGGACAAGGCCCATGCTTATTGCGAAGGTATTTACTATCTATTCCGAGTTGTGGAAGCAGACCACGCCATTTGCCGATTGCCAGTTCTCTAGTTGGCGTCATTTTTGTGCGCCTCTCTAAATGCTGCTTCGTCCCAATCGTCTTTCAACCGATTAATAGCTGGGTTAAATGTTTTACGTTCACCGCTAAATTTCCTGTCGAATGATTTCTTTTTAGATTTAGCTTGAGCAATGTTGAGATGAGTAATCCAACTCATTACGGCTGGCGATGGCGTTTTGGGTTGTTTGCTAATCCCGTTGAAGGGCCAAGAACCGAATTTCGCTTTGTATTTGTGAGCAGCCCACCCTTTTGAATAATTTTTGATTTCCGTGTAGCCGAGCAGTTCACGATAAAATAATTCTTTTTCGGCGCTGGTGTATTGTGTTGGTTTTTTGTTTTTATTCCCATCCAATTCATGCAGCTCACCACCAATGTGGTCAACATCTGCACGAGGGTTGGGTTTGGCTCCGCAGTTGGGGCAAACAAATGCGCTAGGCGGTTTAAGGTAAGAGCAGGCATGACATTCTTTCGGTAACTTTTCTTTAGGCTCTGCCTTTGCTGGTTTTTTCTTCTCATGTCCCATATCCAATTTGTTGTGGTGAATATCTGTGACGAAGCCAAGCGAAAGTGTGGTATCGCTGTGGTCTAGAATAATACAATCTTCTTTACCCTTAGCTGTACGAAGGCCACGACCAATCATTTGCACATATAAAATTTCTGATCTTGTTGGTCGTGCTAAAATTATACACCGAACATCCCAATCAACGCCAGTAGTTAAAACACCGACATTGCAAACAACTTTAATATCGCCGTTGTGAAAATCTTTTGCAATTTGATTGCGTTCTGGAATATCTGAAAAAGCATCAACATAGCCAGTCCTAATACCAGCAGCCTCAAATTGCTCTTGAATGTTCTTTGCGTGGGTGCGGTTCACAGCAAAACAAATCGTTGGTCTGTTTTCACCCTTTTCAATCCAAGTCGATACAATATCAGCAACCAATGGCTGCTTATCCATTGCATCACCGAGCTGACCAATATCGTAATCGCCAGCAACTGTTTTAACGCCAGTCAAATCTGGATGGGATGGTGCAAAAACTTTAAACTTTGATAAATGCCCCTGTTCAATCAGGTCAGTCATGGTAGTACCAACAATCAAATCGTCCCACAGTTTGCCCATGCTCTTAGCCCAAGGCGTTGCCGTCAGGCCAATAAACGGAATATCTTTCCAATAATCCATTTGCATCCACTTAGCGTAAAACTTAAATTGGACGTGGCACTCGTCGATAATAACCAAATCAACCTTTTGGATAATTTTACGCCGCATCAAGGTCTGCACCGATGCCACCTGAACGTCAGCGTAAAAATTGGTCAGCTCGTGCATGGCCTGAATAACGCCAACATCGTAAATCCCGTTTTCACGGAACCGCTCTACAGTCTGGTCAATCAAACTCAGGCTTGAAACGCAAAACATAACCTTCTTGCCCTTGGCTAAAGCCATGTTGATGATCTCAGCCGCCACTACTGTTTTACCAGCGCCTGTGGGCATTTGGACAACGGGCCGTTTTTTACCCGCTCCAAGGGATTGCCTGAGTTTGAATATTGCCGTGTCCTGATAATCTCTAAGCTCTGCCATATTTCACCTTAACAATAGTTCCGTATATAGTAGCTATTCTAGTATAACTCATCCTCTGGTAGGGTAATCTCTCCCTCTCCCTCTCTCTCTGGTGTAGCATCGTGCAAGCGTGGTGCTAGCATCGTGCTAGCAAATTCAAAAAAACCATTAGAAATTAAAGGTTTAATAGCTAAATCAAAGTCATCAGATGAAATCCGCAACCGAAAGCATAATTGCATAGCTTCCCCCTCTATTAAACCCTCTGGATGTTCGCTTGCTAGCAACCAAAGCATAGGTGCTAGCGCCTTGCTAGCAACAGGCAAACCATGAAAACGAAAGTCATCCAGCAACGATCTGTGAAGTTTTATCCATGGTGGAGAGCGGTGTTTATAGTGCTGGAACTTAGTCCAACCCTTGACTTTTAATCTTATAAAATCATCCATGGATCACCTAATTTTATTGGTTGATCCGATGGGGAAACAAGTTATAATAAACCTGTTATTACATCGGAACACCGCATCTGTTCCGTTATTCAGGGCCATCAAGTTTGCAGCTTGGTGGCCCTTACTTTTACAATTTGCCTCTAAATCTGATTTGCGTCAACCAAATCTTGCGAAGTTTTAATTGTAATTTCTAAAGTTACTTTTCCTGCATCTAATAGTTTCTTAAAGTTTCTTACCCCATGTAGAACAGTCGTATGATCAAAACCACCAGTTCGTTTGCCAATAACTGGCAGGCTTAACGACATATTATTGCGAGCTAAATACCAAATTTCCCACCTTGCCCAGACAATTTCACGCTGTCGGCTTTTTGACATCACCATTTGTTTCGTTAGGCCACGCCTGCGACATACATCATGAACAATATCAAACAGGGCTATTCTCTGATCAGGTTCAATATTGACCACCAGTTTATATTTATCAGTGATAGATAAGATCTTTTTAGGAGCCTGATTAAAAAACTCTTTGAGCTTTTTCTCGGCTAATTCTTCAGCAGATATAGGCGGTGGTACGGGTTCTGGAGGCGGCGGCGGTAGTTTAGGCTTATTCTTTTCAACCTTCATTTGTTCATACCGAGCAGCAGCTTCTGCCATTCTACGCCGCCGAGCTTTGTGTGCCTCATACATTTCTTTTCTGGTTTTATATTCCATATCAGCCCTCCGCTGGTTCAATTTTAATAACAAACGGGTCTCCATCTTTTACCCATTTGGCATTAACTTCTTCGCATAAATGATCATCTTCAATTATGCCTATGGTAACACATAAATCACTTGCCACTTTAATTAAGTTATCTATATCCCTACGCCGTTTATCTGGTCTAACCGCTTGAATATAAAAACGATATTTACCTTTGATTTGGTTAGGTTTTTGCAAACTTGCTTCCCACATAGCCTGCTTTTTCCATACCCTGTACTTTTCACTTAAATACATTTTACCCTTTCCCATCCGCCATAATTGGTTAACGCTGGGTGGATAAGGTAAGCTAAGGTAAATCATTCGGGTGGATATATGTCAGGGCGTATTTCTTGGCGGGGTACGCCAGTCAACCGCTCCAAAATAAGGACGTAATCTACGGGAACCCGCTTCCATTGATAAATGGCTTGGCGAGATAGTTTAAGTTTTTCAGCTATTTCCTTACGGGAATTAGGCGTCGGGAATAGCTTGGCAAATAATTCTGTATTGTTCATGCTTTATCTTTAATGTGTAAATAAGAGTTTGACAAGTGGAAACTTGTGCTATTATATAACGACATGGTTGAAGGGTCTATCACATTTCAAGAGATTATTGATCAAGGTTTATGCCTTGTGCGAAAAGATATATGGGAATGGGGACTTAAAGAATACCACGATGTTATGGAGACAAATGATAAATTAAATCAAGAAATTGAAATACTAAAAGAACGGATAAGGGAATTAGAAAATGCCAAATGATGAAAAACAATATGAAGAACAAATAACTAATTTACATAATGAAATTAAGTTATTGAATATAAAGCTTTCCCTGATGAGGGATATGTTTAAAGCAAATATGGCTGCTTTAACACCAATTCCAGATGAAGTATTAGACAGCCACATTGCTCGTGTAATGGATCTTGCACAAGCACAATACGATAAAGATAATCATACTGAACAATAATATGGAGATGATAAATGCAGATAGATGTGAAAAATCTATTACAGCAATTGGATGCTATGCTTCTTGAATATCCAGAGCTAAAAGATGACGAACAATTACGAAATGATATGTTTGAAGGTTCTACCGATATTAAACAGGTAATTGATCGTATTGTTAGTTCAGAGGCTTACGACAGCCAAATGATTGAAGGAATTGATCAGCATATTGATCAATTAAAAAAACGTAAAGAACGCCTTAAATATCGCACTGAAATAAAGCGTAAAATGATCCAACGAGTAATGGAAATTGGGCGTTTAAGAAAACTTGAAGTTGCATCTGGAACAGTTACTATATCAAGATCAACAGCATCTGTTATAATTACCGATGAAAGCTTGATTGATGATAAATATTGGCGTATTAAAAAGGAGATAAATAAAACGGAAATTAAAAACGATATGAGAGATGGCATAACTGTTAATGGCGCTTTTTTATCGAATGGCGATGAAACAGTTAGAATTACAAGGATATAAATATGTTCACTAAAGATCAAAAAGAACAACTATCAGCACCCCTTAACAAACAATATGTAAAAGAACGTTCTCAATCAAATAGATCGTTTTCGTACATTGAAGGTTGGCACGCTATCGCAGAGGCAAATCGTATATTTGGATTTGATAGCTGGTCTCGTGAAACTTTTGAATGTCGATTGGTAAATGAAAATGCTTGTAAAGTTGGCTCTGCAAAACGGGATGGCTGGAATGTCACTTATATTGCTCGTGTGCGTATTCGCATTGGCGATATTATTAGGGATGGCACTGGCGCTGGTCATGGTAGTGATGCAAATCTTGGGTTGGCTCACGAAAGCGCCATTAAAGAGGCTGAAACAGATGCCATGAAACGGGCTTTAATGACCTTTGGTAACCCATTTGGTCTTGCCCTTTATGATAAAGAGCAAAAAGAGGTTGTTGAAACTTCTTTGGAAGAAACAGAAATAATTAAAAAGTATATAGATGAAATTCAACTAATTAACGATATTGAAATTTTGCGTGGATGGTGGAAAAAAACTTTACCTATACTTATTAAGGCGGGTTATCCATCTACAAGCAAAGAAGCCGACTTTATTCATGCAGCTTGGTTACTGCATGGTAAAAAACTAAAAGCAAACGAAATCGTAGAAAGTAAGGAGTAATGATATGGCACAAAGATATGACGCACTTGTTGTTCGTAAAACAATCGTAAATGATGAAGAAAAATTGTTTTTCACTAAAATTGGAACAATGTTTCAAGGTCGTGATGGCAAAGACCAATTCATGCTTAAACTATCTGCATTGCCAGTAGGTGGTGCTGATGGTGAAGTGTCTATTCTTCTTCGTCCACCAATCGAAAAGAATAACAATTATAGCAAACCATCCGCTCCAGCATCAGATACAGAAGATGGTATTCCCTTCTGATGGATGCTGATAAACCACTTTCTGAGCAGTATCGAATTGTCGCAAAGCGTTGGGTCGATGCCGATACTGCTGCTGAAATGCTAGAACAGACTAAATCGGCTGTGTTAGCTAAAATGATGTCTGATCTTGGCGATATACCAGTTTCCAAGGCTGAGATGAAAGTCAAAGCCTCGGAAGAATGGAGTGCATTTATCATGCAAATGGTTGATGCTCGACAAAAAGCTGCATTGTTGAAAGTGCAACTTGAATACATTAGAATGAAGTTTAGTGAATGGCAGTCGCATGAAGCGACCAGACGCCACGAAATGAGGTTGTGATGCGGTTTATTTTAACAGTCATTATACCCAATGGACGGATGGATAAACCCATTCATCAGGTATTTTGCGAATATCCTGCACAAAGCCTTCAAGAGTTTGTAAAAATACTCAACAGCAGTGATTTTATTATTGTTGATGAGCTTTATTGGGACGCAAACAGTAAAATGTATTACGTCGCAGGGCAAACAGCACTGAACTACAGATTTGTTGGTAAAGTAAAACTATTAATAGATGAATATGGCAAGACGTAGAATATCAACAAAAGAAAGGGTTGCTATTTTTGAACGTGAAGGTGGCATTTGCCATTTTTGCAATCTTAAAGTGCAGCCTGGTGAAGAATGGGACGTCTCTCACGAGATACCACTAGAAATAGGAGGTGAAGATGGTGGAACTAATTTGCGGGTTGCTCATAGGACTTGTCATCGGCATCAAACTAAATCGGTGGATATTCCCAGAATAGCCAAAACCAAGCGCCAAAAAGCAAAGCACTTGGGTGCGGTTAAAAGCAGAAACCCTCTACCAGCTGGCAGGGGGTCAAAATGGAAAAAGAAGATGGATGGCACAGTTGTGCCTAGATAGAAAAGGAAATGGATATGAATTACGCAGACATTATGACAGCAGCAGCAGCAAAATCTAATGATTTATCAAAGACTTATGGGCAACAAGAGTCCATATATCGTAATAGCTCAGTTTTGGCTGGCATGGCAAAAGGAAAAGTAGTAGATTTACATGACACCGCAATGGCGTTGGTAGCTCATAAATATGCAGAGCTGATTGCCAACCCAATGTTAACGGGTAGCTACATTGATTTGATCAATGCTGTTGCCCATGCAGCTACATTTAGTCCGTCATTGGACGATTTGGATGAAGGTATCCAAAAGATCGCCCAAAAATTTGGGGCAAATGGTAGCGCAATCACGGAGTAATCATGAAAAAAGCTATCATTTCTGCGGTACTAGCTGCTCTAGTTTCGTCTTCTGTTGTGTCTATTAGCGAAGAAGAAACAGCTGCTGAGTTCTTCCGTAAGGATCAAGAACGAATGGGCAAAATACACGCAGAAGCTGAGTGCATTATGTTTTGCCAATCATTCTATGGGGAGCAGGATTTTTCTGCTCCCAAAACAAAAGTCACATCAATGATTGTGGCTGAAACTGAACAGAAGATTGGTAAACGTTGGGTAACAACCATGCTATCAATCGCAAAGGTTGAAAGCAGCTACCAATGTAATGCAGTAGGCCCACGCCTTGGTAAGGGCCATCATGGTGAAAGAGCTATGGGTATATTCCAAGTTCTTCCTTCATCGGCTCGTCAGTTAGGTTATTCAGGCTCTAAATCTGAGCTTCTTAGCTGCTCCAAGGGAATTGAAATAGGATTAGCCCACGCAAAACGCTGCCTTGATTGGGGCGTTAAATCACCTGCTGAAATGGCTTCTTGCCATGTGGCAGGGCCAGCTTGGAATTATCCATTAAAGCGCAGACACGAAAACTACAAACGCAAGTATGTAAGTATGGTGCTTCACCGCTCCAGACGTGTTGTAACTGGGGAGTTATATGCGAAGAAATAATAATATATATAAAGATAAAATTATATCTATGTGGCATGAAAACTATACATCAGGCCAAATAGCAAAGGAATTGGGCATCAGTCGTGGCGCTGTCATGGGTGTTGTTCATCGTGAGAAAAATAAAAGTATCATCAAGATACGTCGTGTACCCAAAGTTAAATTAACTCCACGCATACAGGTCGAAAGGCCCAATAAGAAACCTTTTACGCTTCCAAATTATACGAGGCCAAATATGAGGAAGCACGTTAAAAACCCATTACAGGTGGAGTTTGATCTTTATGTGCCACCTCCACCAAAATCTTTGTTTGATTTAGGACCATACGATTGCCGTTGGATACACGATAATGGCGGTTATTGTGGTGATCGGGTCAAACCAAATAAGTCTTGGTGTTGTAAGCACTACGATATTGTATATATCAAAGGATCTAACTTAACCAAAGTAGCAGCATGATATTACAATTAGACCCACCCATACCAGTTGTAACCCCTCATGGGAAAGCATTGGCTCATGTTCTTATTGATTATGGGCCAGAGTACGATTTGGTATGGGTGTGTTTTCAAGACAAAACTGGTCAATGCTGGTCTTTTAATAATAAAGAGATAACAGCTCAAACAAACATAACATTTAATCGTGTTTTAGATAAGAGGGACAATTAATGGCACTAATTAAATTTAGCAACACAGGAAAATTTACAGGTTTTCCTATTTACGTTAATTCAGATCACATTACCGCAGTTTTTGAAGTTCCATCAGAAAATGGCGGAAGCTTAGAAACACACATTTATGGCGGTAATGCTGGCAATGGAGTTGAATGGATAGTCGAGGAAAGTCTTAATGAAGTTATTAAAATGATTTCCAATGCTACGAAATGCCGTTGCCAGTGATGATATAGGTGTCAGTAGCAATGCTTAAAAGGGTTGTCATACCATACTGACCTAATGATCTATTTCCTGTAGTGCCAGCACCAACAAGGTATATCGTAACACCTGTACCCTGATTAATTGTTATTGGGGTAGATGAGTTATTAAAAATAGTGATGTTTTGTCCTACAGATAAAACACCGCTGTTTAAATTAATATTACCGCTAGTAATAACAATCAATTTACCTGCGTCTGTTGAAACAACTGTGTAGGTTGATGATTGGTTATTAATAGGAACAGCACGAACTTGACCAATATTATCAATAAAGGTTCCCTGCGTATCGGTAACATTAGTTCCATCAAAAGTTAATTTTGAAGAACCAGCAAGGATACCATTATTGTTATATTGGATTTGTGTATTTGCGCCGCCAGTAGGATTTGAGATTAATACAACATTAGTTCCATCAGAATAAATGTAGTTAATCACATTGGATGATATAACAACTGTTGAACCGCCACCAACGCTCTTAAATGTAACTGTGTATGTCCCCAATCCAGCAGAAATGCCTGTTGGGTTAATAAACCACATACCACCAACACCAGAGGGAAACTCAAACGTAACATTGTTACTAAGAGTGCCAGATAAATTTATAATTAGGTTTAAATAAACCGATGAAGATAAAACAACAGGCGTTGAGCTTATTGCAACGCTTAATGTATAGACACCACCAAACGCCGCATCAATGGCAGTGAAGTCATTGTTTAAGGGCGTATTCCAACTGCTAGAATTGTAATCTGGCAATGTAAGATTTTTGTTAGTGGTATAGCTTGTCATTTAAGCACCCTAAATGTGTTTGTTGGCAACAGCCAAAGCTTTAGCAACAGCGGTATCATTGGCATTAAGCAATGGCTCAGTGCCTTTGTTAACTTCTTTTTTAGCCCTTTCAGCAAGGCGCATCAAACGATCAACAAGGTGTTGATGACCAACCTTACCACCATGTTTTCGCTCAATTCGTCCACCACGGGCTTCATTGTTATCTTTATTCTCAAAGGTTTGTGATGCAGGACCACTAATTAAAGGGTTAATCGCCTGACTTGTTCCCACAGCCGTACCTCTGGCTTTAAGAGCATTTTGATAACCTGTTTTATACTTAGGTAGCTCAGAAGCAGGAGCAGTTAAAAAGTCACCCATGCTTTTTTCATACGATGGACCTGTACGTCCCAAAACTTTTTCCGCTGCTATGTTAGCTGGTTGAGCTACAGCAGCTTGATATAATTGTTGTACTGGATGTTGTGTAAAAATAGGCTCTCTTGTTTGAGCACTTACGTTAGTTCCAGTATTAACCCTAGAATTATTGTAAGTTGACTCTAAACTAGACGCTGTGTTTTTATAATTTTGTTCACGATTAGCAAGATTAACAAAATTATCTACAGCATCGGGCCCAAAAACTGTTTCAAGTTTGGTTCTAATAACGCTATTTGCATTATTTCCTCCAACTGCCCGTACCAAACCAGACATTTCGGAAGGAGAATTAGTTAAAACGTTATTGACAGCACCTCTAGCTCCAACGATAAAAGCATCACGAGTAACAGGATCATTCATGAGGCTTTGAACTAACTCTGGATGGGTAGCATCCTCTCCCTTAGCAAATAACTTATCGCCACGTTGATTTGCAAACATTTGATCGTAAATGTTGCTATATTTTCCCATTACATCTTCATAACCAGGCACTTGTTTTTTCAACAAATCGGATAAAGAATTTCTAACTGCTGTAACATTGGGATTTTTTGCAGCATTAGGAATAAGGCCAACATTCCCATCTTGATAGCCGTATTTAATCATACGATCTATTGCCACACGAGCATTTTCAAGCCCCTCTGCACTTGTTTCATAAACAGGAGGAGTAGCTGGAGTAGCTGGTATTCGTTCATTACGAATAAAATTGCCAGTCTTAGGATCTATAATTGGATTTACGCTAGGGCCAGTGCCTGGTGTACCCTCTTTATTAACAAGCATACCTCTAATTTTTGTTAAAGCTTGTTTAATGTCACCTTTGGCAGTCGGCAACATATCATCTATTTTGGCTACCACACCTGATGGATCTATGGGAGGCGCATTATCTAGAATTGGCTTTAACTCTCCGCTCAAAACGCCCTTATACCCATTTAGTAATTGGGCCATTTCACGTTCATTAATCGTTTGTTGACCAATGTTTTGATCAACATCAGACATAACACGTTGTGGACGAGCAGCTTCACGCTCTTTTATAGTTGAAATTATACTGTCAGCTGTAGGTGTATTTTGCGCAACCATATCTTGTGCAACACCTTTAAATTCTGGATTATCCAAAACAAGATCACTTGCTGAATTGAATGGCTGCCCAGCTTCCATTAATCTAAGTTTTTCGCCATTGTTAAGAAGAAGTGTTTGCGTACCTCGTGAAAGCTGGTTAAATGCGTCACCTGCGGCATAACTTTCAAGATTTGCAGCAGTTGGGATTACTGGACCAGCTTTACTAAGAATACGACCACCAATAGGCGCAGCTGCACCTAATAAAGTGTTAAAACCCACTTCTGATAAATTTAATGGTTCTTGAGCACCAGCTAAATTTGCTAAATAATTAGTTGCATAAGTACTTGCGCCACCAGCAACCGCACCAGTTAATGGAGCTGAAACAGGGCCACCTGCTAAGGCCGCACCTGCAAAAAATGGCGCAGAAACTAATCCCTTTTCAAGAAATTGTTCTGTGCTTAATTTGTTAATGCCTGGGTAATCCAAATGATATGCTTTTCCATCTTTTACAGCAGTTGGATTGCCATACATATCTGATGAAAATTTAATATCAGGATCATTCTTTTTAAGAATGTTAGCTATACCTTCTGGCGTATTAGCCAATGGAATACCTAAACGGGATGTTGTAGATACATCTGGCATACTCGCTACAGTAGGCAAATCTTCATACTTGCGAGGTGCGGGAACCTCAATTTCCTGTTCCCCACCAGTAGGATTACCCATAACGTCAACATTGGGAACAGTTATTTTTTTAGGAGGTTCTGGTGGCAAGGGTTGGTCTGCACCATACGAAAAGCTTCCACCGCCCAAATCAGATGGGTTTTGAACTTCGCTATCATCGTAAGGGATAAAGTCCATGGTCTTACCTTACACCATAAGTTACAGCAGGAGCCGAAAGCATATTGCTATAGGCATCTTCCATTGAATTGATTTTCTTTAAGTTTTTGAAACTAAACCCAGATTTCTGTGTTTGCGGATCAGTTGCATTATGGTTAACACCTTCAAAAGTAAACATATCACCAGGCCTTAAACCCTTATCTAACAAAGACTTATACATAGGCGTATTTCGTGCCGTTTTTTGATCTGGCATTACATAAACTGCACCTTCAGTCATATTGTTAGTGCTTGGTAAATCTTCACCTTTGAAATTTCCAAGTAAGTTACCAGCCGATTGAACAAACAATTGAGGTGGATTTAATGTGCGGAATTGTTGTTCAAACGCATTAAAGTTTCTTGCGCCTTTTGCATAAGCAGTTTGCCATTCTTGATTAAGTTTATCTTGATAAAGCAAACCAGCTAAACGTGATTGCACAACTGGATGGAAAGCTCCTGTTGGCATATCAACATTTGGCGTATTTTGAGATGTTACAATCTTAAATTCGCCTTGGGTTGTTTTTGCAAAAGAATTAGCTGTTTTATCAATAGCTGCATCAATTGAATTTTTGAGCAGTGTTTGAGCAGCAGCTGTATCTTTTTCAGACATGATCTGATCTGCAATATTTCCTAAACCAAGTCCACGAGCTTGGTTTGCAAGTGTAGCCCTATCAGTTGACATACCTTGAGTTTGAATTTGTTTAGCGGCTGCTGCTAAACGAAGGTAAGATTGAATACCTTCAGGTGTTCTTTGGGCTGCTTCCCTGAAATCTTTTTCAATTGGGGCATTAAGAGCTTGCGCATCAGCAATAACTTTGTCTTGACCTTTTGCAACGTGGTTGGCTTGCAACATTTCAGGGTCAGGTGCATATCCACCAGAATTAGTATAGCCAAGATTAGGAGATGCTAATTTTACAGCTCCTGTGTTAGGATCAATAGTTCCTCTTGGTGTTTGATCAGTAATTGGCGGAGGAGCATCAACTTGGGGTGCTGGATTGGATCTGGAATAATACTCAGTTCCCTGTTGTGTAACACGGGGAGTGTTAACAATTTTACCTAATTGAGTTTGATAAACTTTTAATTGCTCAGTATGTTGTGCGCCAGTTGGATTATTGGCATTAAGAGCAGCCATTCGACGCTCATAAGCAATACCATCTTGCAAACTATTGGGATCATCTAAGCGAACTGCATCAGGTCCACCTTTAGATGGATCTGGTATATAAGCTCCTGTTGATGGAGCATTTGCTGGCGCAACAGCAGCTGATGAAGCAGTAACTGGCTGCTCTTGGGTTCCCTCAACGGCACGAGGTTTTAATTGAACAGCTGGATTTGCTGTTGAAGATTGACCTTGCTGTTGTTGTGTTCCTTGATTGAATGAGGATGGTGGTTGAATTTTGCCGACACCTCCACCAAACAATTGTTGTTGGAAACCAGACATCATTTGCTGATACTGATTAACGGGAAGATTATTTCCACTTATTTTATCAGTATAACCAGTTATGTTACCCCCAAGGTCATATTGAGGCACATATCTATCTTGGAAGAACTTATAAGCCTCAATGTTTTTGCCTTGTTGCTCAATTTCTTGTTGGCGAAGCTGACGATAGCTTTCAATACCTGTCCCAAGACCTGTACCAACCGCTCCAAGGAATGTGCGGTTAGGTGAAGCAAACATACCACCCAAGAAACCTAGAGCTGCTAATTGGCTATCTGTAAGGCCCGTATCTGGATCATAAGAGAATAACTTACCAATACCTTTGCCCACATTACCTAAACCTGATGTGACGCTATCAACGGCATTTGATGAAATATCACCAAGCGTTTTACCCGCAGGTGATGGGGCATTATCTTGGTCAGGAGTTGGGCCGCTAATAAATCCTTTGCCACCACCCAAATCAACTTGATTTGATGGAGCGGGGGCAGGAGCAGGCGAAGCATCATTAAGCGTAGTGGTATTGGAAGCATAACGTGCACCGCCAAGACCGCCAGTTGGAGCTGAAGCTTGATCGGTTGTATCTGCGTTATCAAAGTTTTTATTAAATTTAGCTACATAAGCAGGCATTGTTGTGCCAAGAGGATCTTGCCTGTTAGCTGCTTGAGATATTGGACGACCAGTGAACCAAACTGACGCAGCATCTTGTGGATTGCCAAATTTTTGTAAATTTTTGCCAAAATGATAACGGAACGTAGCATCTTGAGCTTCTGGGCTTGCAAGAAATTCTTCTTTTGTAAGAGGCTGACCAAGAGCTTCTTTAGTCCAAGAAGGAATGTTTGAACCCATAACTTGATGTGCACCATAACCATTATCAATTGTGCCATCTTTACGCTTAACGTCAGGTCCAATGGCTTTATAATTACCATCGGGGCTACCGCTTTCAATTGTTTTAATAGCTCGATCAGCACGATTTAAAATGTCATCAGTCGGCGATGAAACCAGATCACCTTGTGGAGCATTAATAGCATTAGGATCAATAGAAGGTGAAATTGAGGCGCTATTATCATCTGTAGTAGGTAGCAACCCACCACCGCCAGCTGTTGCATAACCTTGTCTGTTGCCAGCAAGACCACCTGATGCAAAATGACCACGATGTGCCGCATCATCAGTTGCTGTTTTATAATTAACAAGTTTTAATCCGTGTGATTTGGAAACAGCATTAGGATGTTGCTTTTCAACATTTTGAGCAATCAAACCAATTTGATAGCTGTCTTCGCCCTTATAACGAAATTTATAAATAGGCTGACCATCAAATGTTCTACCAACTTCTTGAATGTTGTGTTTAAGATTTTTGTCAGAAAGCGAGAACAACGATACAGCAGGACCAACTAAAGATAATGGATTGAAACCGCCGCCGCCTCCGCCACCACCACCGCCGTGAGGCTGTAAGGACTCAAATTCTCTTTGATCTGCCCTTGCTTCATCTTCACCATCTTGAAGTACAGAATTAGGAACAATGTTGTCAGCACTTTGATATGGGAGAATTGAAGATTCACCACCATCAGCAAATTTATTACGCATAAATCCGCCACGAGCA